GCGCCAAGCGTTGAGTTCCCTACCCCAACATTGCTGGTGCCAGATGTCACTTCCCGCATGGATAGGCGACCGACTGCAACGTTATCGCTGCCGGTAACCCCCGCCGTAGTGTCCATAGACAGCGGACCAATGGAAATGTTGTAAACACCCGTCGTAATGTTTTTTCCAGCTTCCAGTCCAACAGCTATGTTTTGGGAGCCTGTAATATTCCTGCCAGCGTCCTTACCAACCGCGACGTTCTCGGCACCCGTGACGTTAAAGTAAAGCGCCTGATAACCAACAGCCGTGTTGTTAGAGGCGGTGGTGTTGGAAAGCAAAGCATCTTTACCGACCGCCGTGTTATAAGAACCCGTGCTGTTATACAGCGAATACTTACCAAGAGCAGTGTTGTAATAACCTGTACCAGAAAAGCCGGAGCTAAAGCCAACGTAGGTATTATCTGCGCCGATAGTATTTGAATAACCTGCTTGCTGCCCCAAAGCCGTGTTGTTGTTGGCGGTGGTGTTGAAGCGCAACGCTTCTTGACCAACAGCGACGTTATAGCTACCACTGGTCAAGTCATAAAGCGCCGCCCCACCAACCCCGACATTTTCGCTCCCGGTTACGCCAGCGCTGTTAGCCATAACCAAACGGCCAAGAGCCACGTTTTGCGTTCCGGTCGTTATATCTTCACCAGACCTGTAGCCAAAGGCCGTGTTGTAGCTACCGGTGGTGTTTAGGAGTGCGCTTACGCCAACAGCCGTGCTTTCGGTGCCAGTGACGTTATTGTAAAGCGACTGATAACCAACCGCCGTGTTATTGCTAGCGGTGGTGTTTTCACCGAGCGCGCCTTCGCCAAGGCCGGTGTTGTAGCTCCCGGTGCTGTTGTTCGTAAGCGCAAATGCGCCAACAGCGGCGTTTGATGCCCCGGTCGTGTTTGCGTCAAGCGCATAGGAGCCAACAGCCGTCAGAGAGCCAGTCGTATTGCTATACCCAGCCTGATACCCAACCGCCGTGTTGTTAGAGGCGGTGGTGTTGGCACCTAAAGCATCACGGCCTAAAGCAACATTGCTTGCGCCAGTGGTATTAGCGTCAAGAGCAGATTGCCCTACTGCTACGTTGTCGTTTGCAGTTGTATTAGCGCCTAACGCATTATCACCCAGTGCAGTATTAAAAGACCCTGTAGTGTTTGCTGAAAGTGCAGAATTACCTACTGCAATGTTATTAGCTCCCGATACATTTGCAGTTAAAGACGCAACCCCTAACCCGACGTTTGCGCCTCCAGTAGTTATTGACCCTCCAGAATTAACACCTATTAACGTGTTAGATGCGGCAGTGGTAATTGCATCTCCTGCGTTATGACCAATAACAGTGTTGTTGAAACCGCTTGTAACGCTTGCTAAAGCAGAATCGCCTAAAGCAACATTATTACCGCCCGTAGGATAGTTCCCATCCAGCTTGATCGTGCCGCCGTCAATGGAGACGTTGCCTGCTACGGTGAGGCCGTCAGTTACAGCGGTGCCGGTAACGTCGATGCCGGTGGCGGTGGTGGCTAGTTTGTTGGACCCTGAATGATACAGCCTTGCCTCACCAGAGCTTTGCTGCCCTAAGAAATACAAGTTTCCAGTAGAAATGTCCCGTAGCTGTATATCAGCGCCATCTATTCTAAGGTTCCCAGTGCCACTGTCTTGGATATAACTATGCGTTCCATTATGGAAAATCTGCAAGTCACTGCCAGCACCGAAGATGGCTTTGTCGTTGTCGCCGAAGGTAATGTTCCCCGTGACAGACCCGCCAGCAGTCTCCAGCTTGTCGTTATTGAGGTTCGTAAAGTTAGCGTCCACCTCAGTATTAGTAAGGGGGGAGCCTTTGCCTGAACGAGTTACGATGGTCGCCATTTTCTCACCTCAAGTTAAAAGGGGCCCCGAAGGGCCCCGGTCGATCAGCTAGCAGAGAGGGTAATCGTCCAGGTGATCTGGAGCGTATCGTCCGCTGCTTTGTTAATCACACTAAACACCGTACGGCATAGCATGGTCCCAGCAGAAGCAGCATTAAAGATACCAGCTTCCGTGATGGCACCAGTCCCATCGCCAGCCTCAAAGGAGGAGACATAGGTAATGGTGTTGGTCGAGACCGTGGTGCTGTCCAGCGCTTCACGGGAGCCCAAGATAGAACCCAGGTCCGTATCCCCAGCAGCCGCTGCCGTAGAGCCAGAGCCTACCGCCATATGAGACATAACCGCCTCACTGGTCCCTTCCATCCGGTCACAGATGAAGTTCAAGCCAGCAGAGACGACCAAGTTCTTCTCGGTGCGCTCTTCTTTGATGTTTCCATCTTTATCGCGGAGGACCAATCCCAGATCGCCCCGCAGCTTCAGCCCATCTTTAATCATGGGATCGCTCCTTTAGAACGTGAGTGAGTAACCGACGTAATCCTCTGCGAAATAGTCAAAGGCACAATACCCCTGACCCCGCAGCGAACCGGCGTCGGTTACATTACCCGAATCGCTGCGCGTACTACCCACAGATTTTACCTCAGCATCAGCAAATTGCGCGATGTTGGAGGTGTTCTTGAAGAACTGAAAGGTCTGGTCGTCCCCAGCCGCTGCACCGTTTACGTCATCGGTGACAAACATGGTATTCGTCAGCAGCTTAGTGATGGCCTTAGCGTCCGAATCAGTCAAGCTGGCGGAGTCAGAGGACACCTTCCCAATAAGAAGAGTATCGTCATCCGTCATAGAGGCAGCATCAGCCTCTACCTTCCCAAATCCTTTGACCTCTGCATCAGTCATAGACGCAGAATCGGACACAGGACGGGTAAATGCCTTAACGATGGCCTCAGCGACCGAAGGGTTGTCTGACAACGCCTTAACGGCTGCGAATAGCTGCGCCTCCGTGAAGGTTAGGGTCTCCGATGGGACCTTCCCAATAACCTTCGTGTCTGCATCCGTCATGGATGAAGCATCGGATGGGTTCTTACCGTAAAGAGCTACGTTTGCGTCCGTAACACCCGCAGAATCGCTCCTGGGCTTCCCTACAGCCTTAGAGTCGCTCTCAGAGGCCGAGAATGCGTCTGTGAGCCCTTTGAAGAGCAAGAAGTACCCAAGGATGGGCGTAGACGCAATGGCCCTCTGAGCGACCGCAGACGCTACAGCGCGAAGGCTTGTCAGGGTCGCCTTGAGGCTCACTAGAAGTCTTCCCTCACAAAGAATTCAAGGGTCTCGTACACCGTCTCAATAGAGCTATCCGAGAAGGTGATCTCGATCTCACCCAAATAGGTTCCAGGGTCAATGTCTAGGTCACCGGAGGAAAACGCAAAAATAGCGATGCCTTCCTCAAGGTTCTGTCCCACATCCGTTGCCGTAAGAGTGAAGGCAAGGGTGGACGCGCCACGCTTACGAACCTTCAGCCGACACGTTCCGCCAGACATATCCACCGCAGCCCCGGTATCTTCTCGGGTGATGGTGACTTTGATCTGAGGGCCAGTATCGCCCTGAACTAGATTGATAGTGGACATTTACTAACCCTCTGGCGGAACAGGCCAATCGCTATCAGACAGATTAGGCCAGTTTACATGATTGGGCAGATTTCTGAGTGCTTGGCGATAGGTTGCCCAGGATGCTTTGTCTAATGGCGAATCATCTACCTGCGTCCAGTCGGAATCCTTCAAAAGCTTATTACGCTTACCGCGATTGATCCCTGCCCAGTCTGGGGTGATCGCCTCTAAAACGTACTCGATCTGTGATCCGTTTTTGACCAGCTTCTTAGCATGGGTAGTAGGGTTGTAGTCCCCCACATCATCGACCACGGGGAGCCAACCATCTATCCCCACATCTTGAGGCCCAGCAGCGAGCTTATCGTTATCGTCATCCCATAGGGCGTACATTATCGGCCTCCGATCACTACGCCACGGACATTGGAGAACGTAGCCCCGTCCGAAATGTTCCCAGAGTCTACGTCAACGGTGATGCTGTAATACTGATTGGCCGTCTTTTCGGAATCCACCCCAAGAATATTGATTGACCCCGACTCAATCACGCCTGATTCCCTACGAGTATGGATAATCAGGGTGGAAACTACCGTCCCGCTTGTACTGTTCTGTCCCTGCCTCACCCTAAAGACCAGCGCTCCATCCTGATCCATCGCCGTATTGTAGTTAAAATAGGCGCTAGCAATGATGATCGGTTGTAGTCCAAGGCTGTTCCCGGGGAGTAGGAATGTCTGGATCACGGTCTCGCCATCGTCCTCAATGACCGTCTGGGAGGACGTATCCGCGAAGGTTACGAAGGTTGCGATGTCTCCAGTAATAAGACTGGATGCAAGAGAGCCCGCTGTTACTGTCCCTAGGTCTGCGCTGATCGCTGCGAGATTCGTAACGCTGATCTC